GGGCATGAACAGGGTGCGGCACCCTCTCCTGCTGGAGGCGGTGTTGCGCTTTCAGGCCAACGCCCGCTCTGAAATGCTGCCGACTGACGGCCCGGTGAAAATCCGCAACGACGATAACAACGCGACACTGGAAGAAGATCAGCTTGCCAAGGCGTTCGAGCGGGACCTGAACCATTACCTGACCTCGACGGCCACAGAGTATTACCCCGACACCGACCGCATGCTGTTCATGCTGGGCTTCGGCGGTACGGCATTTAAGAAGGTTTACTTCTGCCCCCTGCGGAACCGGCCTGTCTCTGAGACGGTCGATGCTGATGACCTTATCGTCAATAACAACGCGACGGACTTGCAGAACGCCAAGCGCATTACGCACCGGTCCTATCAGCGGCCTTCGACGGTTAAGCGCCTCCAGATACTGGGCGTGTACCGGGACATCGACCTGTCCACCCCGAACATGAGCAATCTGGATAGCCTCCAGCGCGAGAAGCTGTCTGTGCAGGGCATTGCCCCGGACAGCATGAACCCGAACGACCGGGACCGCGAGATTTACGAGTGTAACTGCGAACTCAACATTCAGGGTTACGAGCATAAGATGCGCGGTAAGGTGACCGGCCTCGAAATCCCGTACCGGGTTACAATTGACGTTTCCTCCAAGAAGGTCCTGTCGGTTGTCCGCAACTACAATGAGGACAAGCAGGAACTCCCAGAGGCCCGCAAGACCTTCGTGAAGTACACCTACGTTCCGGGCATGGGCTTTTACGACATCGGCCTGCTGCACATTTTGGGTAACACCACCAACGCCATTACGGCTGCTTGGCGCGAACTGCTGGACGCTGGCATGTACGCCAACTTCCCCGGCTTCCTGATGGCCGATACCGGTGCGCGGCAGAATACTAATATCTTCCGGGTTCCTCCCGGCGGCGGTGCCTTGGTCAAGACCGGCGGTATGCCGATCAATCAAGCCATTATGCCCCTGCCGTACAAGGAGCCTTCCCAGACCTTGATGGGGCTGGTGGACAACATGGCCCAGACCGGCATGCGGCTGGGCGGTACGTCTGAGGCTGCGGTTGGCGAAGGCCGCTCTGACGCTCCTGTGGGAACCACACTGGCCCAGATCGAGCAGTCCCAGAAGGTCCTGAACTCGGTCCACAAGCGCATGCATGCGGCGCAGGCTGAGGAGTTCCAACTCCTGAAGGAAGTCTTCAAGGAGCATCCTGACAGCTTCTGGCAGCGGAATAATAAACCTGCTGCCGCTTGGGACGAGAAGACTTTCCTGACGGCTTTGGAGAACTACGAACTGATCCCGCAGGCCGATCCCAACACGGCTTCGCAGGTCCAGCGGCTGATGAAGGTCATGGCCCTGAAGCAGCTTCAGCAGGCTAACCCCTCGCTGTATGACCCCATCGCCATTGATACCGCCGCGCTACAGGCCATTGGCTGGAGCAATCCCAGCCAGTTCCTTGCGCCGCCCTCTGCCCAGCAGAACCCGCCCCCGGAACTGGTCAAGATGCAGGCCGACGCCAAGGCTGCACAAACAATGTCCGACGCCCACATGTTGGGCGCACAGTCCAAGGCTAAGTCGGATGAGGCTAAGACGCAGATCGACGCCCAAAAGGTCCAAATCGACGCTGCCAAGGTCGAGATCGACAAGATGAAGGCTGAGGCCGACATGAAGGACAAAGAGATCGAGGCCCAGAACAAGTTTCAGGACCGCAAGTTCAAGGAGCATGTCCAGTTGATTGATCTGGCCCAGAACATCGCGGTCCACCCTGAGAGCCTAGATGTGATCCAGCCCTTGATCGCCCCGGCCATTCAGGACTTGAGCGACATCAGTGGCCCGGAAGAACAGCAGCCCGGTCTTGCCCCCGGCCTGATTCCTAGGGACCAGTAATGTCCAAGGATGTCCGCAAAGCATTGATGATTGCCAAGGGGCCTGTATCCAGCGGGTATCTGCCTCCGGGCCATCCTGAGCGGGAGGCTAACCTTGCGCGTCATATGGAAGGCAGTGTGGCTCCGCCAGTGTTGTATCATGGTACATCCAAGGACGCCGACTTTAAGAAGTTTAATATCCCTAAAAGCGGCGCGTGGTTTACGACAAGTACGGATGCTGCATCATCGTATGCCAAAGAAAATGATAGCCAAGGGTATAAGAGTGACTGGGGGTGGAATATTACGCCTACAAATACCGCCTCTCGCGTTGTTCCGGTTCACCTAAGCGCCAAGAACCCTAAAGTTTACGAAGACCCCAAAGAATTTAGCGATCTGACATATTCTTTAGCTAAAGAAAATTATAAGCGCGGTCAGGGCATTTTATTTGATCAATTGCGTCAAGCTGGTCATGACAGCGTTTGTATCGGAGGCAATACTTGGGTTGCCCTGTCAAACCCGGCTCAAATAAAATCCGCCACCGGCAACAACGGCCAATACGACCCAAACGAGCCGGACATCACCAAGGCCGAAGGCGGCAAAATCTTGCCCCCCGGCCATCCTGAGCGGGAGGCCAATCTTGCGCGGTATATGAAGGGGGCTAATAAACAAGTCTTTAACAAAGATAAAAGCCCTAAAACATTTTATCATGGGACTACGGTCCCGGAGGATTTCTCTGAGTTTTCTGTTGGCAGTCCTATTCATACAGAAGATGAATATGGTGAAAGCCATAGGCGTATTTATACGCACAACGACCCGACAACTTACCTTGGAAGCCACTTCGCGGAAGAGCCTGAAATTGCCAATAAATTTGGTAAAGGCTTATATGGAGAGGCCAAGGGGGCGCAGGAGGGTAATCGGGTGCTTCCCGTGCATCTCAGCATTAAAAAGCCGCATGTCACGACGGAAACAGACATGATTCGCTCTATGCTGCGCGACACTTATGATCATCCTGCCGTTAGTGCAAGGCTCCAGAATGAAGAAGAAGAAAAGCGGTATGACGATCCTAAAGAAATAGATTTTCGCACACGGGTAAATAAATTTGCTTGGAAACTTTCTTCAGATGAATCTGCGTATGACAATGATACGTTTGCAGAGCAAATGGCGAAGCAATACAGGAATAGACTTATAAATGCTGGTTTTGACGGCATAAAATATCAGAATGAAGTAGAGGGCGGTAACTCTTGGGTTGCCTTCCACCCTACCCAGATTAAGTCCGCTGTCGGCAACAACGGCCAGTACGACCCGAACGAGCCAGACATCACCAAGGCTGAAGGCGGGGAGGTCAAATCCCGTCATCCTGCCCTGAGCATCCCCGGCTTTCATGTTCGTGAGGAAATTCACGGCACTCCAATATTTACGGGAGGTCGTAATGCCAATTAAAGCCTATCAAGGCTCCCCTAACTTAATACAGTCAGAGCCGGATTATCCCCTTGGCCGATATAAGGATGAGTTTATTGGATCGGGCGAGGGCGCACAGGCTTACGGGCATGGGCATTATTTTGCCGAAAATCCAGAAGTAGCAAATACATATAGGTATGTTAATTCCGGCATTGATCCAGATGAGACAACATATGACGGAAAGCCAATATCGCATCATTATAATGAGGCTATGGCTGCAAAAGATGCTGCTGACCGCAAGCGTGTCAGCGGCCCTGCTATGTCCAGATTAAACGCAAAGGCAGGCTTCTGGGAAAAGCTAATGACAAATTGGCATCCCGACAACGCAATATCTGAGGCTAATACTGAAGACTTTGGGTGGCCTGAATATACAAAGTTTGCAAACTCCTTAGACCGCTCAAAGTTTAATGTGCCTAAAGCTGGGCATATGTATGAAGTCGCTATCAACGCGCATCCAGATCATTTTCTTGATTGGGATAAGCCGCTGAGTGAGCAGCCATTAATCGTTCAAGACATGGCCCGCAACGCTGACCTGACTCATTTGAAACCGGGAAACCGCACCCGGAGACAAATTGAAATGTGGCGGGATGGGACGCTTCCCAATAAAGAGAGCGAGCCGACCGGGAACGTGTTGCACAGCGCCCTGACCGATTATGGTACGGACCTCGCAGGGCAGCGGGCGCTTTCCAAAAAAATGCAAGATGCTGGTATCCCCGGCATTAAATACTTAGATCAAAGTTCTCGCGGCAAGGGCGAAGGAACGCGCAACTATGTTGTTTTCGACCCAAGCCATGTAGACATCAAGAACCGCTACGCTAAGGGCGGCATTGCCAAGGCAGAAGGCGGGGAAGTTGATAATCAGCCAGAAAATGACTTACTGCAACCAATAGGAAAGTCAAAAACGGCTGGCGCTGAAAAACCATTATTTGATGACGGGATTTATAAAGCTGCTGTTGCTGAAACTCCTTGGTCTAATAGGAAATCAATTAGATACATTCATCATGACGATGAAGGAAACCCAATTGGTGCTATGCAAATTATGACTCATGGCCCAAAAACAAAAACTGCCACAATCCAAAATGTCTACGTTGCAGAAAAATATAGGCGTCAAAAAATAGCGTCTGGGCTTCTTGCTCGCGCAAGACAGGATTTTGACGTAAGGCACAGCAAAGATTTAACTTTGCAAGGCAAAAATTTTGCAAAGGCTGTAAAAAACACTGGAGGCTATGTCCACAAGGCCGAAAGCGGTCCTATTGCTGCCCCTGTAGGCGGCTTCCCCGGCATGAAGGCCATGCCTACCCTGTCAGCGCCGCAGAACACACAGGCCACGCAAGCCATGATGGCTGCTATCCCCCGGATGCAGGAGTCCGGCCCGGTAAGCAACACTGGCTACGCCCCGTACACACCTACCGCGCTCCCTCAGAGGCTGGCGGCTGTTGGGGTTCAGCCCAAGGTGGTCCCCATGTCCCCGGAGGCTACTGCGCTCATGAAGCAGTATCCTACAGCTACACGGGATCAGGTCAGCGAACTGGATAGGATGATACAGGCTGGCGGCGACCGAGGCGCTAGTCTGTCCGCCATGCAGGCATACGGCCCCACAAGTGGCATGAAAGAACTCCAGCCTTGGTCCCCGGAATACAAGGGCGATAGTTATAAGGCGTCCCGTCCCGTAGATGCGTTTGGTAACCCAGTAGGCTGGACTGCCCCGGCTAAAGCTGCCCCGACTACGGGTGCTGACGGTGTTCCTTCTGGCTGGGACCCAAAGGACTGGGCAAACTTTCAGGAAAACTATAATCCCGGTATGCCAGACCCGGAGTACATTATTAACAACCCGTGGCAAGATGGGAAGATTGGTGGCCCAGCGTTTGTTGGCAGTCTTAATCTTGACAGGCTCAAGCCCTCGCCAGCCAAAGACTCTATGTTTAACCGTGTTGCTGGTTACACGGGGGCAGGTAACGAAGGCTTTGCCTATAACAAAGCTCTGGACAAATTTAACGAGGGTCGTGTTGCCGCTAATAACGCTGTAACCTCCCAAATGGAGAACATGTACAGCCCGGATAATATCGGGTCGCTTACTCCGGTAGACGCAAATCAGGCCCGTATGGACGCAGTTACGCAAGCGGCTCAAACGCAAGGCATGGGCGCGGCACAGACGCTTGGGGGCGCTCCATTGCCCGGTCAGCAAAGTTCTTATTTCTCTGCCCCAACCAATTTATCCGCTGGCAATGCGCTCCAATTAGGCTTTTCCGCTGTAGGGGCAACCCCTCTCGCCCCCTTGGGGTATCTGGCAAACGCCATCCTAACCGGAACCAACGCCATCCCGCAGGCTGGGGACACAGGCAACAGAGCGTTAAATGCTATCGCCCAGCAGGGCCGCATGACTGATTGGGGAGCAGATGCTGTGAACTGGGGTTGGAGACAATTAGGCGGCGAAGCCATGCCTGCACGCGCCACAGGAGGCCGCGCTCAGGCCTGCAAGGAGTCCCGCAAGGCCATCATGATTGCTAGGGCTATGGGTGGGCGTATCGGCAAGGCTGGTGGAGGAGAACTCCCGCTGGTCGGTCCCACTCCTGATATGGCAACAGACTTACCTAGCCTTAGAAGCCAAGTACCCTTGGAAACTGTGTATCAGGGGGAAGATGAGCAGCCTAGCCGCTCTTGGGGCAACATAGCCACGCCACCGGCAAATCAAGAAAATGTCTTGAATGCAGAAGCCGTCGCCCCTGTCTACACCAGCAGGGTGCATGAACTTCTGACTAACCCCAGTGCGCTAAACCGCATGAAGATGGGCAGGCCGCAGCAGTGGGTTAAGTATCTGCAAAAAGGCGGTGCCAAGCCCGAAGAAATTAACATGTACGGCATTGGCGAGGGTGACCCAAATACGAAGATCAGCCGCGATGAGGTCCACGGTCGTATTGCCGGTAAGATACCCCAGTTGCGCGAAAAGCTGCTTGGAGAAGGCGGGACTGGCGGAGGTGATTTAGAACTCAACCATTCTGACTGGGAAACAGACGAGCCGGATGATGACTGGCTGTATGAAAACGCAAAAGATCGCAGGCTTGAAGATATTCGGGAAAACAGGAATGATCCTGATTTTATGTTACCTTACGTTGAAGACGCTGCTAATAATTTCTCCAGAACTTGGTTAACTCGTTTTGACAAAGATACTTTTAAAAATCCTAACGAACACGATCCAGAAAAGCTTAACGCTTTTGTTAAAACCGCGCGCAAGGGCGACTTGCTGTCTAAAGACACGGCAGAGCAATTGCATAATGCCGCTCAGAACAAGCAGATTACCAGAGAGCAATGGCATAATGCCGTTGACGAAATGAACAACAATCTTGTCGCCAAATTTGAGCGCGGCGACAAAGGTGAAGTTGAAGATCATACGCATCATTATGAGAGGGCTGTGCATGCTTTGCATGGTACGACGCGGCCTGATTTTTCAGAGCATTTAGAAAAAGCGGCTCTTGATGATGATAAAGCATTAGATAAACATGTAGATCAGGAACGCGAGTGGTATTATCAGGATTCCGAGTCTCCAAGGTCTAAAAGTATTAGCGTTTCAAACCCTAAAGGTCGGGATTTAAATTACGACATTCGTGATAATGGTGGTTATGGCGGTGACATATATGTTTCAGACCATCGTGGTAATTCTGTCGGAAATGTTGATTCAGAAGACGAAGCGGAAGAACTAATCCGCAGCCATGCCGCCAAACAGCTTGGACTCAGCGGAACCGACAACGGTCAGAAAAACATAGATAAGCCCAACGTCCATGATGTTGGGGTATACGGGGAGGGAAGCCAATACTCACTTCCCGGCGTAACGGATTTCCGCGAGCATACGCTTCACTTTGATCCGGATAATTACAGAGGGTTTACAGAAGGTCACTACGACCCCAATGCGGTCGTCCACATGCGCTACGGTACTGTCAATGACGACAAGGGTAAGCGCCTCCTGTATTTGGATGAGTTGCAGAGCGACTGGCACCAAAAGGGGATGTCTCGCGGGTACGACAACCCGGAAGGCCGGGAGGCGCAAAAGACAGCGCAAGTTAGGTATGACGCTGCGGAAAAAGAATTAGAAGGTCATAGAAACCATATAGCGTCGGGGCTTGGCTTTGCTGGCACCGGTATGGGTGCAGATGAATATGCAGCCATGATGGTAATGACCCCGGAAGATGCCGATGTACACAAACACACAGTCTTTAGAAAATATAACGGTTTAGTGAACCGTGACCCCGATCTGGCCCGCGCTATGTTTGGTAAACCTTCAGATAATCTGACAGCCCCAGAATTGGTTAAAAGCTTTCAAGATTATTCTAAATCTGCGTTTGGTGATGATTACAAGAATCATGCCACCGCTCTTAGTTCTGCATTGGGAAAAGCTAATAATCTTAGACAAGCAGTTCAGGGAAATTTACTGCCGGACGCACCTTGGAAAAACACCAGCGAGTGGTCCAAACTGGCAATGAAGCGGGCGCTCCGTATAGCTGCTGACTATGGCTATGACGGCGTAGCGTTAAGCCCCGGCTGGGTGCAAAAGGAGCGGTGGGGCAATGAAGACCATCAAAAGACATATGATGATCTTATGGGCGGCTCCATGAGAAGCCTTGCCAAGCAGGAGGGCCTGAATTTTGGCACCGCAAGCATTCCTCTGTTGCGTAAACACGCACAAAACACCCGTGTTTCTGGCGTTGATAACCCTGATCAGGCCCACGCCATTTATCTAGAGGACGAACACAAGGACAAAATCCGTAAGAAGGGCTTTAAGCTGTTTAAGCAGGGCGGATACGTCCCCATGAAGAACAGTTCTGCCGTCGAGCAGGCTCTTAAACTGACATCCAAATCCGGCGCGACGTTGCCCGCTGCCGTGTTTCTTGCAAGGCAACATCAACGTCGGGATTAACCCCTCTAAGGAGAACTGTAATGTCTGAGATGGCAAAGGCCGCACGGGCCGCAATGAAGCAGAAGGCCAAGCGCCTTACGACTGACCCCCACAAGAAGGTTGACGCCTCTAGCTGGGAGCCTGAAGAACCCATGAACACGGGGGCCAAGACCGGCCTGCGTCCGATTTCTCCCCGCGCTTTTAAGCGTGGCGGCAAGGTCGGAATGAAGGCCGGTGGTAGCGCGAGCGCCCCGAATGCCGGTCGCAAGGCCCGTAAGGGCGGTGGCGAAGTCAAGAAGTGGGTTGACGCTAAGGTCAATCGCAACGTCAAGGAAGCCAACGCCTCTGAGTTTGGCAGGCCCCATATTGGCGGTCTGAATAAGGGTGGCCGCGCTGGCAAGATGGACGGCGGCTCCATGAACGCCCCGGTTGGCGATCCCCGTCTGGGCATCGTTCCCCGCGCTCGCCTGAACATGACCAACCAGCCTAACCCCTACAAGCGTGGCGGTAAGGCCTGCGGCGGTTATCAGGAAGGCGGCACTGTTGCTGCTGACTTTGCCCGCATTGAGCAGATGATGAAGGCCCGCAAGGCGGCACAGGCTGAGAACGCTCTTGAGTCGGTCCGCCGTGGCAATGCTACGTCGCGCCCTCTGGACCGTTTGCCTGTGAGCAGCGAGGATATGGTTGGCCGTCGCCCTCTGGTTACCGGTCCCCGTGGCGAAGAGTATGTTCCGCCCGCTCGCATGGGCCGCAAGACCGGTGGCCGCACCGGTAAGATGAATGGCGGCATTGAAGACGATACCGTGTTCCCGGACGAGCGTCTGGCTGCTGCCAAGGTCATGGGTCGCCGCAATGACAAGACTGGTATGCGCCCCAAGACAACCAAGTCTGATGAGGACATGTTTGACGAAGCCCGTTCGCGGATCATGGCTGACAAGTACAACAAGTTTAAGGCCAAGAAGGATTTGCCTGAGCAGTTCCGCAAGGCTGGCGGCAAGGTTGACGAAGCGCAGGACAAGAAGCTGGTTAAGAAGGCGTTCCGTCAGCATGAGAATGCCGAACACGGCGGCAAGCATTCTGAACTGAAGCTGAAGAAGGGCGGCATGGCTGGCAATTACACTGGCGGCACCCGTCCGACCGGTGGCCGTGTTGCTAAGGCCGGTGGTGGCCTGTTGAATGCGATGAATGATGACGCTCCCAAGTCCAAGAAGAGCGGCAAGACCAACATCAACATCATCATCAACCCGCACAAGATGGACAATCAGCCTCCGGCTCCGGGCGCTCCGATGCCCCCGCCGCCCCGTCCGATGCCGCCCCCGATGCCCCCGATGCCTCCGCAGGGCGTCGCTCCGGGTGGTATGCCTCCGGGAATGCCCCCGGTCGGTGGTCCGCCTCCGGGCATGCTTCCGATGCCGCGTAAGTCCGGCGGCAAGGTCGGTCACCGCAGCTATAGTTCCTACGAGGATATGGACGCTGGTTCTGGCGGCGGGCTTGGTCGCCTTGAGAAGATCGAGATCGCCAAGAAGAAGTATGTCAAGCCGGTCTAAGTTGCCAATCTGGTAATTAGTAACTATATGTAGTGGGCCGGGGGAAACCTCGGCCCATTTTTTTGCTTGATAAAGGGGTTTCATGCAAACAATTGATACGGTTTTTCAGCGCGAATTAAAGCGTCTGATTGCTCATAGGATATTGGATTTAAAGGATAATTTGTCAGTTAACTCTTACGAAAACGTAGCTGATTTTAAGTATCTGATGGGGAAGATTGCAGCCCTAAACGACATGGAAGACATGATCGAAATAGCCCAAGACGCAGCCGACCAACGCAACCGCTAGAGTATTAAAGGGATACCTATGCCTCCTAGAATGATGGAACACGACGAAGACCCGAAGGTAGTTTTGAAAGAACAAATCGGGAACATTGATAGCTTTGAAATCTATAACAATCAGATTTTGATCGCTATCTATATCAGGCCTGAAAAGACCAAGAGCGGCATCTACCTGACCGATGGTCAACGCTCTGAAGACCAATATCAGTCAAAGATTGGCCTAGTCCTGAAGAAGGGTCCGGCTGCTTTTGAAGGTGATGACAGCCTGTGGTTCAAGGACATGAACATTGAACTGGACGACTGGATCGTGTTCCGGCCTTCAGATGGCTGGCCGATTACCGTCAATGGCGTCCTGTGCCGGATGCTGGATGACACCTCCGTGCGCGGGAAGATCGACGTACCCGACAAGATTTGGTGAAAGGACCAATTAAAATGGCAAAAAAGCAAAAGGAAGAAGAGGTTGAGGTTGTTTTGGAGGCCCCGGAAGCCACGGAGACCCAGCCCGAACTTGAACTTGAGATCACAGATAAGCCTGAACC